AACGTGATGGTGCCGGTCGCGCTCACGGTGAACCCGGTGAACACGGAGCCATCCGCGAGCACGGACACATCCGCGCCGATGAGGTGCCACAGGCCGGTGATCGTGTTGACCGCCGGCCCGTCGTACGTCGCGCCGGCGTCCACGAAGAACGCGTCGGCTTGGTCGGTGAAGCGCCGCGAGCGCTGGCGCTCGATGTAGCGCACATCGCGGCCGTTGACGAAGCGCTTCGCCACGACATAGGCCGGATAGTCACCGCCTTCCTTGATGGCCGCCACGCTCTCGAACTGGCCTTGCGTGTTGTGCTGATGCCACGCCTGCACTTCGTGCTCGGGGTGGTACGTGCAACCGAGGAGCACGCCGTCGTCGCGCACGGCCCAAATGGTCTTGTACGGGTTCTTCTGGAATCCGAGGTCGAGGGTCTGGAAGCCGTCGAAGAGGTGTGGGGCCATGATCGTGAGATCGTCCACCGACCACCCGTTCGACTGCCATTTGTAGCTCATCGAGCGCAGCTTCGAGCCCGCCTCATCCACGTAGACGACGGCGCTGCCCGGGAACGCGGTCTTGACGGTGGCCGCGCCCTCCTGCGCATCCTGCTTCGGGAACGCGCTGTCGGGCGTGAGGATCGCCGTATTCCCGGTTGGGTTGAACTTCCACTCGCCGCCGCTCGTGAGCATCACGAGTTGCGAGAGCGAGGCCACGTGGCGGATGCGGTTCGCCTGCTTCGCCACGATGCGCCCGGTGATCGAGTCGTCCGCGCGCGAGGGAATCGAGTAGCTGAGATTCGACTCGGTGCCGCTGACCGTCATCCAGTACGATTGCGGCCGGCTGTCCGTGCCCGCGAAGATGCGCCGATTCTCGTGGTAGCCCACCGCGCCGGGGAAGTTGCCCACGCCGACGAACGGGTTCTGCGCGATCGGCACCGTCTTGGACGCGTCGGGGGCGATGTTGTTGTCCTCGACCACGCCGCCGGGGATCGTCTGCGCGATGAACGCGTAGATGCCATTGCGCAGCTTGTAGACGTTCATGCGCTCCGCGCCGGCCACCACGGGCACGGTGATCTGTACGCTGTTCCCCGCGATGCCGAGGTTGATCGCGATGTTCGACTGAAACGCCGGCGACGGCAGCGACTCCTCCTCCGTCTCCGTCGCCACTGCGGTGACGCGGTAGAAATGGATGAGCGCCGGCGCGGGGTTGCCGTTCGGGCCGATCACGCCCACGGCGGTGCCGGCTGCCGGCGTGGCGATCGTCGGGATGAAATTGATGACCGTGTACGTCCACGTGCTCGGGCTCGTGCGCCGAATCTCGGCCGGCGGGTGCGCCGGGTGGACGAGCGTGAGCACGTCGTTGGACTGCGTGAAGTTGATCGCGAAGAGGTCGCCTTCGAGGTACGGCGTGGTGATCTCCACCACTCGCGCCGCGACACCGCCGGCCGAGTATGCGGCATAGCCGGTCGTGTCGATCGCCACGTCGTGCAGATCGTTGATGCGGAACGACACGCCGGCGACGGCGTTGATGACCTTGACGAAGCGGCCGTTCAGTTCCGTCATGCCGCCCGCGAAGCCCGAGAGGAAAACCCATTGCCCGTTGACGAAGGTGTGCCCCGGCGCGCTGATCTCGCCCGGGACGGCCTGCGTCACGCCGGTGATCGCGACGCCCGGTTCCACGAGCGTCGAGCCCCCGGTGTGGAAGCGCGCGTAGCCCTCGCCTAGCTCAATGGCGTAGGTCTGCTCGGAGTTGTAGCTGAACTCGATGACGCGCGTGCGCTTGTCCTGAAACTTGACGTGGTTGACGTACTCGAACCCCGCCCGGTTCTTCGCGACGCCGTGCGGCTCGATCGTGAAGTTGCGGCACAGCGCGAGCCCGGTCTGCTGCTTCGAGAGATCGAAGCGGCCGAACATCTCGGGCGTGACTTCACCCCCCGCGAACGAGCGTACGACCGGGAACGCCACGTTAGCCCCCTTGGCCCGGTGCCGGGAAGGGTTGCCAATCGCTGACGTTCTGCGCGAGGTTGTCGAGCCCGTCGCGCATCCTGATGTGCTCGGGCACGAACTTCTCGTACGCGTCGTCGTTGACGGACTGCGCGTTCGCGCCGGTGGCGCGCTTCATCCATTTCTCCCACTGCTTTTCGCACGAGTCCACCACCGTCGATTTCTTGGTGATCGGGCCGGCGATGAAGTGCGCGAGCAGCCACGACAGCGCGTTCACCATGAGCGGGTTGTAGCGCGTGGGGTCGTCCTGCCGGCGGATGTATTTGAGCGTCGCGTCCTGAATGTTGGTGTAGAGCACCGACGCGTCGGTGAGGTCGTCCACCTCGATGCGGTAGCGCTGCCCCTTCGAGTCGTCGGTCGCCTCGGGCAGCAGCACGGCGAGCGGCCGGATCACATCGGCGGGCAGCGCGTACGCGTATGCCCACTGATTCGGCATGGGGTTGTCCACGGACGCGAGCGCGACGCGCGTGGTCGCGAACGTCCACTCGTGCGCTTCGAGGCACATATCGCGCGCGATCGGGTAGAACTGCGCGCAGTGCTCAGCGTAGATCGAGCCATCCGGCGGCTCGATCGCGGTAATCGACGCGCCCTGCGAGATGTGCGAGAGCGCGAGGTTGCAGATGTCCACCTTCGAGGCCACGTGCTACCTCCTGAAGAAAAAGGGGCCGCTCAGCGGCGACCCCTGTATTGTTGCTCGCAGAGCGTTACGCCAGCGCGGTGAGGTCGCTATCCGGCGGCACGGGCGCGTTCACGGGCTCGACGCCGGTCACGTACGTCTCGACCGGCTCCGGCTTGTACCACGACGGCACCACGACCTTGCCCGGTTCGTGCGCCGCCGTGGCGTCCGCGAGGCCAGTGTTGACCTCGCGCACTCCCGGCTGCCCGCCGCGCTTCGGCCCTGCGGCGGCCATCATCGCATCGAGGTCTTGCTTGCGCTTGGCGCGCTCCTCGTTCACGATGTCGGCTCGGGCCTTGTCGTTGGCGGCGACGACCCACTTCGGGAGTGCTTGACCCCCGGGCAGATCGTACTCGAACTCGTGGCCCACGCGGATGCGTGTGCCCTTGTAGAAGCCGGTGGCGACGGCGATGACGCGCATTGTGCTGCTCCTGTTGACCGGCGGGGCGAGCGTTTCCGCCCGCCCCTAGTCCGGTTACACGTACTGCGACGGGGCCGTGTAGACCTTCTTCGAGCCGAGGTCACGCGTGAGGAACGCGCTGACTTGGCCGGCGGTGAGGGCTTCCCCACCGATGGTGTAGATCACACCGAGGAACGTCTCGTACGGCTCCGCGTCGGACTGCGGGGGGACCGGGCAGACCCACACCCGCGAGCCCACGTCGTCCACTTGCGCTTCGGTGAACGTCTCGCTCACGGCGTGAACCGAGGCGGTGCCGTCCACGGCGATTGCCGCTTGCGCGTCGCTGACCAGCTTGAACACGATGGTCGCGCCTTCGGCCGCGCTGTCGAGCGCCACGTCCACTTGCACGACGAGGTAGAGTTGCCCCGCTTCGCCGCCGCCGATGTCGCGGGCGACCGAGAGGGGAACCACATCGCCGAGCAGGAACGTGCCGGTCGCGTTGATGACACTCGCGGAGTCCGCGAATTCCAGTCTTTCGTCGAGGATCACTTTCGTATCTCCTGTAGGTTTGGAGTCGAGTCAGTTCGCGCGCGGGGCAGTAGCCCCGCTACGCTTACGCGACGACGGCCTCCGTGTTGAGCAGAGCGTCCACGCGCCGGAAGGGAATCCCGTCGAACGAGATGACCTTCTTCCCGGCGACCGTCTCCCACGTGAGTTGCTGCGCGGTCTTGGCGAGGATCATGTTCCGCAGTTGCGTGCGGACAGTCCGGTTCGCGTAGAACACGGCGCGGCCCATGCCCATCGAGGGCAGGAGTTCGGTCGCTTGGATCAGAGCGCGGATGATGTTGGTGGTCGCGGTCGTGGTCTGCGTGTTGACCTGTCCCGTCAGATCGCTCACGTCGATGTTGGCGACGCGCACGATGTACCGCCAGTCACGCACGGAGAACCCGGCGTCCCACCGATAGTGCGAGCGGTACGCTTCCATGCGGCCGTTCGAGCCGTCCGCGTTCTCGATGGTGACTTGGCCCTTGTCGGTGATCTGAAGGCCGGCCTTCGAGCCCTTCGGGTAGATGCAGTGCGCGGTGTTCGGACCCCACACCACGAGCCACACGCTCGTGTTGTCGGCCCCGGCACCTCCGCAGTTCACGATGTTCACGCCGTTCGCAGCCGACAGCGAGTTGTAGCGCGGGGCGAGGCCGGTGAAAGCCTCGGGCTCCGTGCCCTCGTTGCCGTACACGAGCGTCTGCGCGAACTCGATGTTCATGCCCTCGATGAAGGCACGCTCTTCGCTCATGCGGTACGCAGCGGTGTTGCCGTTGAGGTCGGCGAGCGCCTTGTCGATCTCGGCGTACGCTTCCAGCATACCGCAGTTGTCCACGACTTGCGCGGTCGTGCTCTTCGACGGCTGGACGCCGCCGTAGAGTTTCCGCCACGTCGGGGTCGGCAGGCCGGTGCGCACGGTCGTCTTGTGCCCGGTCTGAAGGTTCCCCTCGATGAAGGTGGCGTCGTCGATGATCTCGTTGGTGAGGTTCATCAGTTCGACGATCTTGTCGATGTTGCCTTGCGGGTCGAGCCGCTTCGCAACGTCGAGGAGCGTCGGATTCAGTGCGCTGAGTGCGCTCATTTCAAACTCCTGTCAGTGGTTGAGGTCGGGTGGTATCTCTCGCGCTGCGGGTTACGCGTGCTGCGAGTTGGGGTACGAGAACACGAAGCCGCCGGCATCCGCGCCGCCTGATGCAGCGCCGCCGCGCGCCAGCTTGTCCTCGCTCACTGCCTTGCCCACCCGGTAGAGCAGTCGCGCGAACTCCGGGTGCCCTTGCAGGCCCGAGTCCGCGAGAATCTTGCGTAGTTCCGGCGTGCCGAACGTGTCGAGCGCCTTCCCCATCACGGCCTTGTTCGCCTCGTACGCTTCGCCCCCGAATTCCTTGTCGGCTGCGCTGGCCTTGCCCCACTCGGCGAGGTTCGCCTTGTGAGTGCGGTCGAGTTCTTCGGCCTGCGTCCGCGCGTGCTTGGTGGCAACGTCGTACATGGCGGTCATCGCCTTCTGCGAGAGGTTGTGGCTCTTGCCGTAGGCGTGTAGGTCCGCACGAAGTGCGTCGGTGAACTGCTCGGCCCCCTTCGGGTCATAGCCCGCCTCGGGAGCGCCGTAACGCTCGTCTGCACCTTGGGTCGCGCCCTGC